TAGGGAAATTACCGACTTCAAAATTATAAATAAATTAAAATTGATAATTTAAAGTAAATACAAATATAATATACAATGACCGAAATCTATATCGAAGGGAATATTGGAACTGGTAAAACAACCTTCCTTGATTTTATTTCTAAACACTATCCTCATGATAGTGTTGTCTATGAACCAGTTGACCAATGGATTGCGACAAAAGATTCAGACAATACAAATATTCTTGATAAATTCTATAGTGACCAGAGTAGGTGGGCATTCACCTTCCAGATGAATTCGTTTATAAGCAGAATTAAATCTATTAGCGATGTTCCTAAAACAAATATTAAATTTATAGAGAGGTCCGTTTTTACAGATAAAATTTGTTTTGCAAAAAACTGCTACGAAAACGGAACAATGACCAAGATTGAATATGACATCTACGATACCTGGCATAGCTGGTTGTGTGATAGATTTAATGTAAAACCAAAATATTTCATATATCTTAGGACAACTCCAGAGATTAGTGAAGAAAGGATTAAAAAACGGTCTCGAAAAGAAGAATCGGATATACCTATTGGCTACCTCCGACAGCTCCATAAACTCCATGAAGAATGGATGGAGGATAATCTAAAAAGAGGGATTAAAGTATTGATTCTAGATGTATCTGTAAATTTCTATAGGAATGATAAAGAGAAAAAAAAGATGGTTGAATTGCTCTATGATTTTATAAAGCCTAGTCAACCAGAATGATCTCCACGTGTGTATCTATTGTTAGTGTGGTGAGTGTATTTGGTGCTGAATTTATCTGAAGCCCCAATCCAAAATATTTACTGCTACTAAAAGCTCTATTTATATCTACTATTTTTGTAAATGTGTTTATTTTTGTACTGGTTGTGTTTTGTCCTCCTATATAAAAATTACTTTTATATAGTTGCGAATCTGTATCAAGCCCCGTGCCGCCATAGATATTATTAGAGAGAGAAGTATATGTTGTTTTAAGCATAGTGGTGGTAGGGATATCGCTATTTGTACCAACAAGGCGAAGCATTTTAGTTAAACTTTCATTATTTTTATCACCGCCGTATGTTATTTTAATTACTACCTTGCTGATAACAACCGTTTTGTCTGTTTTATTTATGTGGGAGTGGGTTATATCATCCGAATTAAGTTCCCATATAGGTATAATATTATTGCTAGCAACCAAGCCACTTTTAGTAGTTGTTTTAAAATTTGTGATTATTTTTTTAATACCATATTCGTTTTTTTGTTGTACCGAATATTTTTCAAAAATATAAGTAGACATATTATAAATACATAACATAAAAATTATAGGTTAATGAGCGAAGACAAGTCCCCCCATTCCACTAACAATTTGTAGTATATTGTAACCTATAGAATAAACATGTAATGTTCGTGTTGTATTCCCGAGGTTACTAAATTCAAGTTCAGCGGTATCTATACGTGAAAAATTACATGCTCCACTTGGCTGCAATTCATTTGGATTAAGGGAAAAAGAATAGCAGTAAATATGTTTGCTAGGGATTTCGTGTTTTGCCTGTATAGGCTGCACCGTTCTAAAATAGACAGCTTTGCGGGCCTCGAATCGATGGTGTCCATTTAGTTTAATTATCATAGAACCAAAATTTTCCATATGATTGTCTCCACCTATACCTGACCCAGAGTCAGCCGACGAAATAATATTGCTGTCAACATTTACCTGGTAGTTAAAATAGTCGTGCCCGCCTATAACCTGTATTCCGGTCGTTGATGTAGACCCAAAATCATCTAGTGTAACTGGGACAAAGGTACTAGGGTCGGCTGGCTTGTTAATTGTATTTATTTCTGAAGTTCTCGTGTCATCTGTAAAAACCCATATTAGTTCTTTTATAGGATGGTTAAAAAACACTTCTATATTCTGGTTTTCATTTCCGATTATTTCTTCATCGTGTATCTGTAACTGTTCTACCAGATAGGTATGTTTTGACTGAGCAAATCTTTTTCTTTCCTCTTCAGCTAAAAAAATATAATCACACCATACTTCTATAGTTGGTGGTGTGTTATTAGTAGAACCGGTTGGGACATCTGTTATTATAAGATTATCTAACCCCCTTAATGTAAAATTCAGTGTAACTTCGTGATACTGGAGAGCAATAAGTGGGAGGGCACTACCACTATTCCTACAAAACCAAAAATAAAGTGGAATGAGAAGAGGTAGTCTTGGGGCTATTGTATTAGTACCCGATTTTCTATAATTTAGTGTATTATGTTTGTTTAAAAGTTTATTCGTATTTTTGTCTCTAATATTAAGTTCATTGTATATATCCTGCCATAATGAATTATATTTATCAATCTGCTGGCCACCTATATCTATAGAACATTCTTTAAGGAAAGCACTACCAGTATTATTACACCAATGTGTGTATGACGGAGAACCTGTACTAGTAATAGGTGGCAGTTCAGCTTCTATCCATATATTAGATAGTAGGTCACCACTTCTTGAGATAATCGTACTTCCCTTGGATTCGGATGTAGAAATATTTCCATCAATTGTTTGTTTAATAGATTCTATAGAAAAATGTGTATGTCTTCTGAATACACTTTTAAAATAGGTCATTTCTGGTGTCCCTGTAATATATACATCCTGGGCACCATAGGCTACTAACTGTATTAATCCTCCCATTATACTATATTATTATAATTTATTGTGAGAATATTATCGCGGCTTTTCCTTTAAAAACCCGAAATATATTATAGTTAACAGCAAAAATCGTTATTCTAACGTTCGTTGACGATTTTATAGGCGTTTTAAACACTAGTGTCTGATTACTTGAATTAGAAAGATTTTTGACACCACTAGGGGTATATTCGTCGGGATTTAACGAAAATGAATAGCAATATATATGTTTGTTGGGTAGTTTATGGCCGTATTGAACCGGCAAAGATGTTCTAAGATAGGATGCATTAAGGGTATCAAACTGTGTTTCTCCTGCTATTTTCAGTTCAAATGTATCAAACCAGTCACATCCTTCTGTATTATTCCCATAAATATTATTACCACCATGCCTAGAAGTTACACCCGTTGGGTTAATGGTATCACCACCACCGTCACCGCCGAGTGCTCCACAGCAATATTCAAAATAATCGTTGCCCTGTGTTATACGTTCATCCTTATAAGAGATATTATTATTATTGTTTGCTGCTGCTGCAGCGGGATCTACACCAAATAGAACAGTAGTAGTAGCGACACCTTTGCTGTTATATGACCTATTATATGTAGCATCTACCATATTTGTTGCAGTAGAAGCATCATTGTTCTGGGCAAATCTTGTAGAATGTCTAATAACCCATATTAATTCTTTCACAGGATGAGAAAAATTTATTTTAACATTGGTGTCAAAAGATTCTTCCTTTTCCTGTATCGTTTCGATTAAATACTCATGTCTATTTTGCGTAAAACGACGCTGTTCATCCTCGTCCAAATGTATAATTTCACTATAAAATGTAACAATTGGATCTTGGATTGTGTTAGTGGTTTTTTGATAAGTATCATCATTTGAAACATTAACAAGAGTGCTAAGGTTTTTGAATTTTATAACAAAATCTACATCCGCTTGACCGATAGAACATAATGGGAGTGCTAAACCTGGGTTTTTGTTAAACCAGAACTTAAAAGGAATAATAAGATTAATATTTTTTAGAGACTCTCTATTTGATTTTAGATAAGAATTTTTACATTTATGTTTATTTAACCCCATATGTTCTAATTCATCTTTATCATTAAGTTCATTATATACATCAAGCCATACTCCAGAATGATTGTCTATTTCAGAATTATCAATTTTTAGTTTACATGTTTCAATCAATGCATGACCTGTATTATTCGTCCAGTTAATATATTCCCCACCACGAGGGTCACTATCAACGTCTGCTGTTAGTTCTACTTCTAGCCAGCACCGGTGTAAAAGATGTCCATTGCCTTCTTTTATAGTATAGGTTACTTCATTACCCTTGGCTGTTACAGACGTATTAGAATCTTGTTTTTTTTGCTGGATTGCAAAATGCGAATGTCTTCTATAAACTGCTTTAAAAAATGTGATTTGTGGATTCCCTACTATAAATTCTGTTTCTTGTGTAACTTTTCCTACAGCAACCATATAAATTATTAAAAGAAAAAAAAGTAATATATTATACTTGTTATTTAATAAATTTAAGAAGTTTTTTAAAATCCTTACAATCTATATTATCTATTTTATTTTTACTATTTAGTAACTCTAATAAATAAACTATATTATAAATATTTAATGATCTAGTATTTTTAAAAAGTTTATTTGAATACGTATTTATAATTTTTAAATTAATATATTCGAGTGAATTTTTATTAAGTAGCAATGAATACTTATATTCGATTTTATTATTATTATTATTATTCTTATTTATTATATATGAATTATGTATAATTTTATATATATTATTATAGTCTATAAGATCCCATTTCATATATTTATATAATAGAAAGTCAAAAATATCTGAATCAGAAAAATTCTTATACACATTAATGATTATATCTAGTTGGTTCTCGTTTTTATTTTTTAAAACATACTCTATAAAATTTTCATAAAACAGCATATAGGCAAAATTTTTGTTTATATTAGAAATATAATTATTAAGCCCATTATAGTTATTCATATGTAGTTTGATATAATTATAGTCGGTTAGTTCTATATTTTTATAGTTGTCTTTATATAATTCATGTTTTATTTCCTTTTTAAAAGAATATTCTAAATTAATAATTATCTGTCTTACATCATACCTACTTGTTTCTATTATATTTTTTACTATGATTTTATTAAATTTTATCTGTTCTTTATCAAGAATATGTTTACAAAGATTTTCTATCGAATTAAATGAAGGGTAATCTATTTCTACAAAAATACACCTAGATGTATAGTTTTTCATTTTTGTATTTAACGAATCTGAAATAATAATAAATGGGTTAAATTTTAAGTATCTATAATTTTTTTTAGAAAATATAATAA